AGAGCTTAATGTAAGATTTGCGTGATTAAATGCAGTTGCTAAATCGCCAGCAGACTTGGCTGCAAGTAACTCAGCATTATACTTTTTAGCCAAAGCCTCGTTATTGTCTAGTATTGCTATCTGGGCTTTAATGCGTAGTTTAGTCTCTTCATCGGTAGCAGAGTTAAGAGCAGCCATCAACCCTATGCGATCTACATCAAACTTATCTTTAAGTTTATCTAATTCAGTTTTTTGCTTTAATGTATCAAGTTCAAACTTTTTATATTTATTTAATTCTGCTTGAATCTTGCCTTCTAATACCCTAGCAGCCAATCGTCTTCTACCAAGTGATGAGTTTTCTTGATCGCCTAAGGGAGTGTTTTTGCCAATATCATAAGCAACCACTCCGAGAGCACCCATTATAATTTGTTTTTTACCTAAAGTTAATAAAGCAACTAATCCTAATAAAAACTTGCCTACATCACTATCTACTAATGACTTTACTTCACTAATTAAAATAGCCATACCTTTGGCTGTATTTACTATTGCCAATGCAAAACTATTCATAGCATCGCCAGCTTGTTCTATTGAATTATCTTTAGTCAATAATTGAATAGCATCAATTAACCCTTTGCCAATTACTTCTGTTGCATTTCCCGCTTTAACACGTAACAAATCCATTTTACCTGCATAGGTAGTTAGTCTTGCTTGTGCTTGGCCAGCAAACTTTTTATCAAGTTCGGCCATTATCTTATTCATATCGCCGCTAGCAATAGTTGATTTATCTAATCCTGTGCCTAATCTTGATAGGGCTGTAGTAGTTCCTGTTGCGCCTTTGGCTATTGCAGCAACTACGCTGGCTAAATCTTTACCTGTACCTGCGCTGACGTTTAACGCAGTCTGTAATGCTTGTTGGCTTAAACTAACCGAACCAGTTGCATTTAATAAAGTTTGAAATGCTGGGCGCAGTTGATCGTCTAATACTCCAGATAAATCTTGCAGTGTTGCAATATAGGCTTCAACTTCATTTATTCTAAATGCGTTGCCGGTGTTTTCTAGTTGTACTGCTAAAGATTTAGCGGCTTGTTCATCAGCTGCAAATGCGTTAATTGATTTTTTGGCAAAAGCAACAATAGCGGTAGTAGCAAATACTCTTGTGAGAGTTTTGCCTAATTGATTGGCTTGTTTATCAAATGCTGATAAATCCTTTTGGCCCTTTTTAAGTGCTTTACCATTCCAGGTAGCGAGTGCGGAGACGACTACATTGGCCATTATGCTGCCTTCTTTACTTCTGTAGATTTGTTAAAATGTATAGCTGTAGCATTTATGGCATTTAAAATTGCATCATAAACTTTAGGACTATCCTGAGCCCAAGCCTTGTAAATTAAACGGCCTTTAGTCTTACGACCAGCGCCCCTAATATCTTTAATTTTTGGCTGTGATGTGACTGGCTCTAATGCAGCTATAAACTGTTGGCTAGCAAAAGGATTGTTAGATTTGAACTCTTCAAAAGCTTTACTTCTAGCAGATCTTTTAGAATATGTACCACTTGCGCCTTTAGATGGAAGCATTTGAAAAACAGCTCGGCCTTGTGGATTTAAGCGACCTGCTACCTCATAAATTGCGCCAGGTCTGCTGGCATTGTAAACATAATTACTTACCTTAAAACCATTCCTAAATGTTTTATTTTCTCCAGGATTGTATCCAATACCAGCTCTGACTACAGTTGCATCATATTTGGGAAATGTTCCTGGATTTCCAGATGCTTTAGCCCAGCCTGATAACACATCAGTATTGCTTGCTACGAATCCTTTGGCTTTAGATGATACGCCACGCATTATTGGATCAATAGCATTTCTAATGCGTTGGCGCATATCTTCATTAATAAACTCTAAGCCTTTTAGGACATCTTTAACGCCTACGACCTCTACTGGCATTTTTGATCTCCTTAGCTCGATCTGACAATACCTGGACTATTGCCCTAAGCATCTCTTGATCCATATCTATAAAAGCCTGGGGCGCAATTCCTGTTTCTACTGACAGACTGGCTATCGTGTAGGTTATTGAATCACGCTGTGTTATTTTTTTTCTTCATCCAATACTTCAACGGTATCTAGGGTTTCAATAAACTCTAGGCCGAAGACTGGCACAACCACATTAGCCCTACGTAAGCACTCGTAAGCCAAGAAGTAAATCTCGGTTTGACGTTCGTGATCACGTAGGACCTTTGAAATTCCTGCGCCATACTTTAACTCGAAAGCGTACTCGACACCCGGAGTAATCTTGTGTTCAGATACTTCTCCGTTAGCCCTTGTTATCTTTAGCTTTGCCATTAGTTCTCCTTATGCTACTGCTACAGTTATTACGCTGTTGCAGGTAAATGTAATTGATTGGCTTGATATGTCACTTACAGATCCATTAACATTTTGTAAGTTATTGACCAAAACTGTTGTGGAATATGAAGGGTTTTGTGCAGATACTGCTGATGATGTTTGCTTTATTACTACAGGCACAGTTGTACCGTAAGCAGCACGCAAAGTTGGAATTACCTTAGTTGCATCATTATCATTTAGGAAATCTAATGTAATAGTGCTTGCTTCTAATCCCTTAGCAAACTTGTGAGCAGTATCGCCCATAGCAGTTACTTCTAGTTCATCAAATGATTGATTAACTGTTACAGATGTAACGTATGATGATAAATCCACAGAATTGAATGTGACAGAAACTCCATTATTTAGGAATACGGCCATGATTACTCCTTATCTTTCTCTTTAGTAGGTGCAGGGGTTGGTGCTTCTTTGATCTGGCCTATCTTCTTCAAGAAGGCTAAATCTTCAGGTGTTAGACTCATTTTAACTCCAGCTCGTTAGAATTGATACTGTTATCTCTGACGTTAATAAATCTCCACTTGCCACACTAGCGATAGCTGGAGCGGAGACACTTGATATGTTTAGCACCAAAGATGATGCGTTTAGTTTAGTCACAACGGCGACAATAAAGTCTTCTATGCCTGCAAGATTACCCTGGTTATCTAAGGCAGGTACGCAGATCATTACCTTAAAATTGGCTAAAGGTGCGATGCTTGTGTAGTCATTATTAGACGGCACTAAGTAAGGATCACCAGGTGTAATTACAACGCTGTTAGGAATTAAAGTCGCTGGCGGAAAACTAAAGGTATTCCATACACCAGTATTAGTTAGATCAGTTGCAAGTGTTGATCTAAGGGTTGTAATTGCAGCTGTCATTAGCCGACCATTGTGTTAGGGCTAGAGTAAGGCGCGATGAGACCTCTCACTCTGTTTATAAGCTGGTAGCCCATGGCATAACGGTTAGGGCTCATGCCATCCATACCGTTGCCCCCGTTCTGAGACACTTGGCGTGCTTGGAAAATATCTACGGCAATTATCATGGCAGCCTGATTTACAGCTGGTGTAGCAGAATAATTTAATGTCTTATAGCCAGGTCCAGTTGCTAGACCGTATGGCAAAATGCGATGGAATGGATCGTCTGCATTTACTTTAGCAAACTGAATAATTGAGTAACCTGTTGGATAGTTACTAAATGCGTATGTACTCCAGAATGCTGTGCCAATAGATGCTGGGACTGTAGTACCAGGATATGCACCTGTAAGAGTATGAGTGCCGTTATATACACCAGCACCTGATCCGCTTATTGTTATGCTTTGACCAGTTACAAATATGCCAGGATTAGCAAGTACAACGCTTGCAACGTTATTGCTTATGCTTGCACCGACTACTGGTGCGTTATTAAACCAAAGATATGAATTGAGAAGGTCCTCGCTACTTTGGCAGATGCTTTCTAAATCGGCATCGGAGTAGAGCGAGCCAATACCCATATTTGTCCTGAGCTGACTCACGGTCACATAACTAGCGGCCACTGCTACTCCTTTGCTAATAGCTCCTTGGGGCTAGGGCTACTAAACCCCAAGGATTCTTAATGTATTTCTCTTATTACGCTGTCATGTTGTAGCGTTGTAGGCCACCAGACACAAGTGTCTTAGTTGCCAAGTATCCGTACAGCATCAATTCAATTTCGCCTGATGTTGGTACGTTAGTTGAAAGTCGTAGTACTGGGCTCTCATAGATTGCGATTGCTGATGGCACGATAATAAATGCTGAATCATCAATAGTTGTTGAAACCATGTTTGCATCAACATATAAATCTAAGCCAAGTACGTTTCCACGTAGTGAAGTTGGTGATGAAGTACCGCCAGCATTCATTGGATTTTGTGAAGTGAAGATTGGTCGGTCTGTTGAATCCTTAGCACCGATCAATAGTGACCACTGTGAAGTACCAGCAATGTATGCAGTTGCTAGGTCACCTGTTGCTGCGTATGCAGCTGGGCCAGCTTGTGCAATAAATGCTTGGATACCTAGGTAGGTAGTAGCTTGTGATGTTGCAAGTGTTCCACCAGATGTAATTTCAGCAATTACTGCTGCATCTGTTGCTTTGTTATAAGCACGTGTCATGTTGTCAAGCATCGCTTGGAAGAATGCAGGATTATCAGATGAACGC